AGTGTCGTTGGATTTCTATCCAATTGAATATCTGTAAAGTTATTACCAGTAGATAGAAAGTTTTTCCACCTCACATGCTTAAAAACAATCAACGCCAAATACCTTCCATCTTACTGCGAATATCAGTAGCAGAAATTCTTTCAATTTCGTCATCAAGAGTTTCTTTTTCAATCTTATACCCAACATCCCGACCATAAGTGATGTTGACAATATTAGGAACATGTATGATAACATAATCTTTATCATACACATAGCCTGCATTTAACAAGTCACCGATTATAGCAGATTGGTCGAACCATGTCTCTCCTGTATCTCGCACCATTATTGCAACTTGTCCAGTTTTTGCATGAGCTCGTTTGAAAAGTTCTCTATGTCCCTCATGCCAAGGCTGAAATCTTCCAAGGAGTTGTACAGTTGGTTTTCGTCTATCCATGTTCTAATTCTCACATCAAATTTAGTTGGGGGTTGAAAAAGTTTATTCGTATCTTCATATTTACTATTATCTATCGTATCCATCCATATAACTTTGTCGGGAAAGAAATGTCTCCTGTGACCGTTTAGCGGACAAACAAATCCAGATATACTTATGGGGTCTACCTCTGCAAGTTTACGCATACGCAAGGCTTGTTGCTCTCTACCCAAGGAAGAGAAGTCCCAATTGTTGTATATCCTTCTAATATCATCTGCATCCCAATATGGAATACCAAAATGTTTTCCTAGTCTTTCACCTAACCAAGTCTTACCCGAGCCAGGCAATCCCATAATTAAAACCTTCAAAGTTCTAAATCCTGTGCCTCTGTATACAGCTCTCGCATTTTATTTTTCAGTCTATCTTTTTCTAAATCAACATCTAATTCATCGATATACTTACTTAGTAACGTCATCGTATCTTCGGTATTCTCTACGATATCATCAGATACATTTTCAGCATCTAGATCAGAGAAGTCTTCAATGATCTTTACTTCATGTGCATCTGCTTTCAATAACTTATCAACAAACTGGTCGAACACATAAAGGTCTTTTTTATTCACAACGATTAGCTTTACATATTTTTCTTTATACTTATCGAAATCATGCTCACTATAATCTATACTTGTATCATCATAATAAATCTTTTCAAACAAAGTATACGGATTTACAATACGTTCTAACTCTCTTGTTTCTGTATCAAAGATATGAAACCCCTTGGGGTCTTGCCAATCATTCCAGTAAATCTCATATGGTGTACCAAGGTAATAGACATGACCATCATCAGACTTGTGGTGAAAGTGTCCACTCATCACAATATCAAATCGGCGAAACATCTCTGCATTGTAGGAACCTTCATGTCGATGGCCACCCTTATGCATTTCAAACCCATCAATCTCTAGATGCCCCATTGCAATCTGTGCTGGAGAACGTGACAATGCTGCCATAGATTCATCGTAGTTACCAGAATTTATCCAAGGAATAAATTGAATTGGAACACCATCGAATTCTACTACTTCTGGATTTGTATAAATTTTGAACCTGTCTTGGCCAACAAGTTCCTCCATAGAATTTACATCATTGGTATTTTTATAATAGGTGTCATGATTGCCTATGATAATATGTAAATCAATAGCGTCTTGTTGAAATTTTGCAATAAAACGCTTACGGAAATCATTTGCAATTCTATAGGAAATAAACTTACGCCTATCTACAACATCTCCCATATGAACACAAGTAGTAATACCACGTTGTTTTAACGTGGGGAAAAAAATGTTCTCATAAAATTTGTAGAAATATTCGTTGAAATTTTGATTATCGTTTCTGGCACCAAAATGAGTATCGGTTACTATAGCAATCTTCAACGCTCTTTGCCCTCCATAAAAGTATCTAGTCCTTTAGATTTGGGTGTATTTTTTTTCTTAGGTTTATAAACATCTTCATCTGGTAACAAAAGATTTGTATCAAATCCTGTCACATTATAAACGGAATCATCTCCCGGCATGGTGACATATGACTCATAAGCATTTTTCTCAATTGATTTATTTTTAACGTGGCTTTGTTTTTTCTCTTTTGCAATCCTTCGCAAAAATGCATAATAGATAATCTGTGTAAAATATGCAAACGGATTATTAGATTTCTCTGGATTGAAATTACGAACATACTGTAAACAGTTTTCGATCCCATCAGATATCATGTCATCACGATATGTATAATTAATAAAATTTGGTCTATAGGAAAGGTGTGTTGCGATCTTTAAAAAACATTCCCCAATATAATTAGTTACAGGTGGTGTCTGCTTATCATTTTGTTCTGCAATTTCACACTTTTCTTTCCACTCAATCATTGCCGCTAAAAACTTTTTATTATCGACATAATGTTTACCTTTTGCCTTGGGCATCTAACTCTCCTAATATTACAGTTATTAACTATACACAATAAATGTCAAATTGTCAAGGGACAAAAGGGACTTGACTTTACTTTAAAAATAGATTATCTTAACTATGTTCTGGGTTAATGAATTGCTTTACTTAACCTATGATCAAATAATTCTGCTTCTTCCATCTCTTCTTCTGCAGCTAATTCTTCTTCAATCTCAAATTGCATCTCTCCTGTTTCAAGATCAGTTTGAAATTTTTGCATGTCTTCATCGTCCCACTTATTAATAAGTCTTAATACTTGTTCATAATAAGCAGCAATGCCCGGAGAAGCTTCTGCGATTAAGATAATATCTGATGGTTTTATATGAAAAAATGATTCCTCAGTAAAGGGCTGAACCCACCTTGTAAGGTTGCATTGTTCAACTGGACCTTTTTTTGTCATAACAGGGTATGTCTTTATTTGTAATGGAAAACTAATTTCATATCCTTCATCTATAGAAGATTGATCAACGATGCAAACAATGTTTTCACCATTTACCAGCTTGATGATTTTGTAATCAGTATTCATTTTAATTTTACCTTGCTAATTTCGTAGTTGAATTGTTCTTCATTGTAAATATTTAGTCTTTCCGTGAAGTGGGTAAGAGTGTAGTTTTGTCTTGATCCTTGTTTGAGATCGTCGGACAGATCAAACAATCGAACATCCATTTTGCTCTCAGACCTACGCAACCCTCGCCCGACTGACTGCAAGACTCTAATTTTAGATTTTGAGGGCGAGGCAAACACGATGTTATTAATGTTACGGATATTAATACCAGTACTAAAAGTGCCATACGATGCAATGATAATGGCATCCTTTTCATCTTCAACAATACCTCTTATTCTTTCTCTCTCTAGACTATCCACTCCACCATAAACAAAAAAGACTTTTCTATCTTTCGCAGCTTCATTTACTAAATCGTATAATACTTTGCCGTGTTTTTCTACAAGTTGGAATAGACACAAAGTGTTACCATTAAGGTGTAGTAACAAATCACTAATGAACTTATTTCTTTTTTCATTTCCAACGAGATATTGTAGTTCTTCAGCATAAGTCATCCTTTCCGTTACATTACTATGTTTTAATATTATACACTTTATTTTTAAATTTGCAAGTGTCTTTTTATCAATAAGTTCTTTAGTAGAAACTACTTTTTCAGCAGGGCCAAACAATCCCTCTAAAACAAGTCGATGTGTTTGTGTACCGTCCAACGTACCAGTTAAGCCAAACCGATACTTACACTGATGTAGTTTTGTCATAATACCAGTAAGAGATTTTGCTTTAAACAGATGAGCCTCATCTCCAATCACACATCCAAAATCTTCAAAATATTTTTTAGGCATTTTATAGATAGACTGCCACGTTGATATAACAACATCTTTGGTTACTTTACGATCATGACCCTGATATATTTTTTGACAATATGTACCAGAGCTCCACCCATAGTCTTCAAAATCAGAATACATTTGCTCCACTAAAGATGTAGTGGGAACAAGAATCAATATTTTCTCCCCTGCCATTTGATAGTAACGAACAAGAGAATATATTATTAACGACTTACCAGAAGCAGTAGGACTAACAAGTAAAGCACGATTTCGGGACAAGGCATGATGTACTGCATTAATTTGGTAGTCACGCACTTTGAGTGACTTCCCTTTGGATTTGGGTTTAAGTGATCTGATGAAATCTCTAACAACCTGATGAACAACATCCCGCTCATTTTCTACTCCTTCTTCTATTATATATTCAATCTTGTTTCTTGAACAAAATTCTTTTACATAGTATAACAGCCCATAATATATTTCACCAGAAGCAGGACTAAACAGACGTATCTTTCCATCCCACAAACGATTTTTGTACATGGGCATAAATTTAGCACCCGGCACATCAAAAGTAAAGAACTCTGATAACTCCTGATTTTGTGAAGGTGTTAAATCTGACAGTATAATATATGCTTCATTCTTTTTAGATACTCGCATTTTGTAAAGTGCCCGGCTCGCCGTATTCACCTCGTACTATAGTATTCCAAGATAGAGTTATACGTTCATCTGTATTTGATGGAACCCAATGCGTCAACCAAGATGGAAATATAACACCTGTTCCTGTAACAGAGGGTATTTGATAAACTCCACTATTTTCCATATTTACATTTGCTCTTTTTGGCTTAAGAACTTTTGCTTGAACTCTTGGGTCAAAGAATTGTGTTCCAGCTGTATCATCAGTTGCTCTTAAATAATATACACCAGATAAAAGAGAATTGGCGTGTGTGTGAGGGGGGTGAACACCACCATCCACTTGAAGATTGGCCCACATCTGAGTGACTTCAATTTCTTGTTTTTCATAACCTTCCTGATTAAAGATACCACCACAAATATTTTTAACAAATTCTGTAAATGGTTTAAATGATTCAAGATTTTGTAAATTATCTCGACCTTGATACAAATTAAAACCAACTTCTTTACCAGATTCTATCTCTGTATAATTTTGTTTCAGATCAACTTTAAGATCAGTTTCCATTTTATCATGATGTTGTAAAATACTAACATCAGTGTTAAAACAATATATATTTGTTGGCCAGAGTTTTGTTCTCTCTATCTTTACATTAGCCATGTCACTATGCTCCATCTTGTTCCTTTAGTAACAACTTTTGCTTCATGGGGAAACATAAAGTTGGAAGGAAATATTAATGCCGAAGATTTTTTGGGTTCAAATTTTTTACCTGCCACATAAAACTCACCACCCTCGTAGTCATCATTCAAATATAACAAAACTGTAGCTTGTGGAAAGCCATATTCTTGGCCGTGACTGTGGTGTATATTATCACAATGTTTAGACATAAAATCACCTTCTTTATATCTATTAATTCTAAAATCAGTCATTCGTTGGACACTGAATAAAGGAAACTGCTCGGAGTACAAACGGCATGTGTATTCTACAGCTTGTTTAATTTCGTCATATCCTTTATCACCAAAACGAACCCAACATTCATCCATTTGAACACGGCTTTGACTTGTAACTTTTCCATTATGATTTGAATATGTTGATGGTTGATAGTCATAGTTTGTTTCTATTATACCATCGCAATTAAGATCATGTTCCCATACATCACTGTAATAACCAATATATTTTTCAATATCCATTATATCATCCCAGCCTCAAACTTCTTCCATTCAATAGCATTTTTAGTATCCCAACCCCTATTATCAATTGATCTTATTATACCTTCAATATATTTCACCACTGTCTCCAAATAAGTTATCTTATTTGACAGGTTGATAA